ACCAGCCGATGCATAACCGTCTAGCTCACCTGTCTGAGCCTCCTCTGTAGCGCCTACAGGCATGATCCATACGGGATATGTAACACCAGCTTTACGCATCTGCTGCACAACATGATCTACTTCATCCCACTGTTCTTGCTTGTCGCCTACGACGAACTTGAGCTGTCCTCGGCCCTTCGAGATCCAATCATACTTTTTAACAACGTCCGCCTGGATAGCTTTCTCTGGGCGCTCTCCGGCGACCGTCCAGAGTTTAGGTGATACTGAGAAGAAAAGTTCACCATCGTAACAACCACGATTGCCAAAATAATTAACGAAGTCATCTGTTAGCTCCTGTGTGCCGTTTGTTTCGAATGTAATGAACTCTGGCTGATTGCTGCCCTTGAGCTTGTCAATTGCTAGCATACCACCCATGCGCATCTTGAACTCATCGATGATCTCTACGATAGCTTGCTGGCCATGCTTCATAAGAGGCTCACCACCAGTGAAGCACATATGCTGTTCAACGTGGCTTAGTGGGTGATGGAACGTCCCTGTAGGGTTCCATTCATTCGTGAGTTCAGCTTGAATCTGATCACAGATCTCTGCTGCTGTCTTCTTATACTGCAGATGCTTAAACTTCGACGACCAAGAGTAAGACGAGTCACAACCATGCGTCCAAACCGGAAGATCCTCAATTCGATTAACAGACTGAGCATCAAAATCCTTATAAGGAAGAACGTACGATGACTCATCTGTTGGATCCTTCTGACCAAAACCATTGCACTGTAGGTTGCAGAGGAAGAACCTCAACCACGCTGTACTCACGCCAGTGTATTCTCCCTCACCTTGAATCGAATGGAAGATTTCACTGAATGCATGCTTATTTGCCATTATTTAAATACCCTTTCATATGTAAAACCATCTCGCTTGAGATGCATTCTGTAGTCATAAGCTCCACACCAAGCCCCTATGGTAGTAGCATCAACTCCATACATCTTACCAGCTTCTGCGAAAGAAGTAAACACTCCATCTGGAGATGTAACATTATTTCTCCACCGAGCTCGGTCTTTATGTGGAATAGTAGTTGCAGGCCGATCTTCTGGCAGCACATGACGTTCTTCTAAGTACCAAGCTGCTTTTCTCAGCATCGATGGATCGTCGCTAAACAAACCTAGTCCCTGATTACATTTTTGACATAGTAGCCTTCGTACCGCACCTGTTTTGTGGCAGTGGTCAACTGCCAAATTTCTATCTTCTGTACTTGCACATATAAAACACTCACCACCTTGCTCTTCAAACATCTGCTGGTATTGGTGCAAACCAATACCATATTTCTCTCTAAGCAAACTATCGTGACGCTTCATACCTTTAGGGTTAACTCTCATATACATCTCCATCCAATGGGTGATGTACTATTTATAATAAATCTAAGTTCACGCCTTGGATGTTTTCCTCTGTAGCTTCTTTTTAGCCTTGCGGGCCTGCTCGATGTGGTAGCTGTTTGCCCTACTAGTATATACCACTCCGTCCAAATGGTCAAGCTCATGTTGAAAGACTCTCGCTGTCATACCATCAAAAACCTTGGTAACGATATTACCATTAGGTTCTGTGTAACGCACTTTGATCTTCTTTGGACGCTTTACCTTAATAAACAATAGCGGAAAGGACAGGCAGCCTTCTTCTAGCATAACTGTCTCCGTAGACGTATCTACGACCATTGGATTGAAGCAGACAACAATCTTTTCACCCGTCATAGCAAACGCCCTGTATGGGAGTCCCATTTGGTTTGCTGAAAGTCCTAAGCCATTGTTAGCAATCATCGTTTCTGCTAAGTCATGAGCAAGCTCAATAGGATCCATCGGAGGATTCTCAAAATCAAACCTCTCTAAAGGCTGCTTAAGAATCGGATCAGTACATGGTACGAGTTCGCGAATCATTTTACAACTTTCATTAACGATTGGTTCCAGAGTACATCTTGTGCCACAGCCAAGAGCTGAAATAAGTTAACTGCTGTGTGAACCAAATCATGAAACTGCTGTTCCAGAACCAGTGATTGTATCTTTTTGACATTATTCCTTATCCTTTTCAAATATACTACCTAAATCCATTTTAGTCAACCTAGAAAAGGTCTTGCGATACTTTTTAAGTAGTTGCATTTCTTCTGCGGTGTATTGCTGATACCAATACGACCTTCCATCTCTTGTCTCTACCCATTGGTTCATGCTGCAATCCTACTAAAGTTGGCGTGCTTCTCGAACTTGATCACTGAGTGGAACTTATCGTATAGTTGATCACCCTTGTGGGAGATGATAAACGTATTCGTATCCTGAGTCAACGACTCAAGTATCTTTAAGAACTCTTCTGTTCCGGAGGCATCAAGCGACGAGTCAAAGACTTCATCCATGATGAGGATGTTAGTACTAGCACTATTACGAAGCTTAGCAATAGCCCTCCAGGTAAACATAAGGCTAAGATCAATACGCATCTTCTCACCTTCGGAGAAAGAGGCATACGAGAAATCATCTCGGAAGCGCGACTTAATAGTTTCATTGAAAGACTCATCCAGTTCAAACTGGACGAAGAAGTCCATTGCTGCCAGATATTTATTAATCAGTTTGTTCATAATCGGAACATACTGACGAATAATTTTTGTCTTGATGCCGGTATCCTTTAGAAGGTGGGACGCTACATCTAGCATAGCCTTCTGCTTAGATAGATCTTCTTTCACCCTCTGGTGACCAGCTAGCTTCTTCTCATACTTGTCTGTTTCGTCACTATCGGTACGAATCTTGACCCCTTGATTTCTAAGCTCTTCAATCTCTTCATTCAGACCAGTGATGTACTGGTTGTAGAACTTGATCTGATTGTTGTTGTTCTGGATCTTCGTATTGAGTGATGTAATCTGACGATTAACTTCCGCAATGTCCTCAAGACGCTTGGTAGTAGCTTCCACCTGCTTTTCAATCTCGGTCATGGCGTCGTCGATCTCTTGCTTCTTAGCAGAGCGCTTCTCGATCGTCTCGTTCTTGAAGTCATGATCAATACCCTGTTTACAGGTTGGGCAGTTGTCATGATCGTGGAAGAATTGAATCTCTCTGTTGAGCTTGCGAACGCGATCCTCAAGTGAGGACTCCATCTGTACGAGCTTAACCTTACGTGTATTGATCTTGTCCTGATCAGCTACCTGTTCGTTGAGTACATCTACTTCTTGGTTCAGCTTGTCGAGCTCAACATTATGCAGCTCCATTGCTGTATCGTATTCAGCAATCTTCAAGCGCTTCTGCTCAATCAACTCATCGTTGTTCTGCTGTAGTGAGTCAAGGTGCTTCTGATGCATCTCAATAGTCTGTTCGACTAATGTGATCTGATAATCAACCTCTTGCAGCTCTTGTCTGTTCTCTGACACCTTGTCCTTTAGCAGTGAGTTCATCACTGAGAAGATCTGGATGTCTAGAAGATCCTCAACAACCTTTCTGCGGTCAGCAGTCTTTAGCTGCATGAAAGGAGTATAGTTAGCAGAGCCGAGAACAACAATCTGTGCGAACGACTTGAAGTTCAGCTTGAGGATCTGACGCTCCAACATATCTTGGTATTCGTCGCCCTTCTTCACACCCTTATCAATGTTCTTTCCAGCTGGCTGATCTAAGAGGCGACCGTCTTGGTATATCTCGAACACCCCTGGCTTCATACCACGACGAACCATGTACTCTTTGCTACCGATAGAGAAATCGAGCTCTACAAGTAGCTTCTTACCTGTAATGGCGTTAATTAACTGAGGCTTGTTGACATCACGGAAGGGACGTCCATAGAGAGCGAATGTAAGCGCCTCAATGAACGTAGACTTACCGGCGCCATTCTCGCCAACAACGAGAGTCGACTTAGACCTGTTAAGGAGAATTTCCGTAAACTGGTTACCCGTCGATAGTATATTTTGGTATCTTAACTTTTTAAAAACAATCATTCAGACCTACCCTGCTCGTGACCAACATCATAGGCAGCTCTAAGCCAGTCTATGATTCGATCGCTATATTCTGGACATGGCGAGTTGATATCATCCACCAAACGCAACATACGAGGACCCCCAAAGCCCTCTGATTCGTCGAGCCATTCATCAAACGTCATGTGTCACTCCACGTATAAAGCTTCATTATACAGCGAAGTTAGGAAAGAGTCAAGCTCTTTCTTAGGGACATTCATATGATCTAATTGATCAACAACCTTACGTAGGATCGTCAGCGTATCTTCTGCTTCATTGACGATGTCTGAATCATCTTCCAGATTGAGGTTGAAGTGGTCGTCAACAACCTGCAGGTCGATTACCCCAGACTTCTCGAGCTTATCGATGAACAGATCGAACCAGTAAGGATTGTTCTTCTGATGCACGACTACCTTGACATATGTGTTCTTAAACATATCAAACTCAACGTCCAGCACTTCGTCCATAGTCTTGTCCATATCCGAGTAGTGGATCTTATTGAACAAACGATATGGGTTCTGAATAAACTGCAGCTGACGAGTGTCCGTATCG